GAAAGTGTTACCAGTTATGGAAAAGTAATGGTAGCAAACACGATAAGACCTTTAGCAATGGCTATTGCTGAATGGACACAAGAACAATCTAAAAAGACAATAGGCAAACCTTCTATTGCCTTCTTAAAAATGTGTGAAGTTGAGCCTGAGATACTGGCACTAATTACTGGTAAACACATCATAAATACAATCACACAATACAAACCTTTAACAGCAACGTGCATAAGTTTAGGTGGTAAAGTTGAGACTGAGATTAGTCTTAAAAACTTTAAACATCTAAACCCTGATTTGTACCAAACAGTTAAACAAGACTTAGACAAACGTAGTTTTAATTATACTTACAAGCGTAGAAAATTAAGAGAGAGTGCCAAACGTGATGAGGTAATGAAATGGGAAGAGTGGACAACACCTGTTAAATTACACGTAGGTCTTAGACTTGTAGAGCTTATGATTTATGCAACAGGTATGATTGAGATAGGCACTGAAACTGTTAAACATAAAAAAGCAAAGATAATCAAACAGACTGACAAAACTAGAGAGTGGATTAAAAGTAGAAACAGTTTTAATGAACTGTTAAATCCGGAATACTTACCTACAGTCATGCCACCAAAATTATGGACGTCAGTTGTAGGTGGCGGTTATTGGACTAAAGAGCTTCCTGAACTTGAGCTTGTTAAACAAAAAAACAAGAAATACAAAAAGGAACTTGAAAACTTTGACATGCCTGAAGTGTATGACGCTGTTAATACAATGCAAGCAACACCATTTAAGATTAATAATTTTATCTTAAAAGTTATGCAAGAAGCATGGGACAAAGGGTTAGCTGTTGGTGGTATGCCGCCTAGTACTAACTTTGATATTCCAAACAAACCGCATGACATTGAAACTAATGTTGACAGTAGAAGAGAATGGAAGAAGAGAGCTGTTATGGCTCACACTGAAAATGCTAGAATGTTTTCTAAACGTTTATTGTATGCTAAAATTATACACCTTGCACAAAAGTTTAAAGATTATACAACGTTGTATTTTCCAGTTCAATTAGACTTTAGAGGTAGAGCGTATGCAGTACCGGCATTTTTAAACTATCAATCTATTGGTGGTGCTAAAGCTTTGTTGTCTTTTTCACAAGGCAAAGCAATCACAAAAGAAAACAAAGGTGATTATTGGTTGGCTATACACGGTGCTAACCAATACGGTGAAGATAAAATATCGTTTGCTGACAGAGTAAAATGGACTAACGATAATGAGAGTTGGATTATTGATTGTGCTACAGACCCAATGTTACATAGACAATGGGAAAATGCATCTAATCCATTTCAATTCTTATCATTTTGTGATGAGTGGAAAAGATTTAAAGAACAAGGATATGGTTTTATTTCTAGTATTCCTGTTAATGTAGACGGTTCTTGTAACGGTCTTCAAATCTATTCTTTAATGTTAAGAGACGAAAAAGCAGGCAAGCTTGTTAATTGTTTGCCTAGTGCTACACCGCAAGACATTTATCAATTAGTTGCAGATGCAGTTAATGATAAATTAAAACAGCATGCAGCTGAAAACAAACCGTATGCTCAGTTGTGGTTAGACTACGGAGTTAAGCGTTCAACTACTAAAAGAAGTATTATGACTATCTGTTATGGTTCAACTAGATATTCATGTACTGACTTTGTAATTGAAGACTTAACAAAACGTAAAGACAAGGGAGAGAACCATCCATTTCAAGATGAGATATTCAGACCGGCTAGTTATTTAGCAAGTGTCATATGGGACAGTATCGGTGATAATCTGAAATCTGCTAGGACTGGAATGGACTATCTACAAACAATCGCACGTACAGTTGCGAAACAACAACTACCAGTGCATTGGGTAACGCCGGTTGGCTTTCCAGTGTATCAGTCATATCCAGAGATGAAGTCTAAAAGAGTTAAGGCTATGTTGATGGGTGAAGTTATTAAGCCTCGTATAAATACTGAGACTGACTTAACTGACAAACTACGAATGGGTAACGGAGTAGCACCCAACGTAGTTCACTCGGTGGACAGTGCAGCTATGATGAGTACAGTTAATATTGCTTATAAAAATGGCATTACTAATTTCTGTAACGTACATGATAGTTTTGGCACAACAGCAGGTGATGTTGAAACACTTAATAAATCTATTAGAGAAGCATTTATTAAAATGTTTAGTGAGAATGATATTCTTGATAATTTTAGGAATGACGTTCTTAGACAATTACCTGAAGAGCTACACGATAAATTACCTGAAGTTCCCGCCAAAGGTGATTTAGATATTCAACAACTGCGGGACAGTGAGTTCTTTTTTGCGTAGCATTAAAGTACCCATAGTAGAATGGAGAAACACATATGAAAAATAATTATGTTAAGATTGTAAGTCCTGAAGGCGTGTCTCAGTATGCATGGTTGACAAAACCTGATACTAAATTTGACAAAGACGGACATTACAAAGTAAATCTTGTAGTGCCTACTGACAAGGCTTCTTCATTGATTAAACAGATTGATGAAGAAATTAAAAAGAGCGTAGAGATTGCCAAAGAAAAAAACAAAGGCAAAGCTGTAAAGCAAGCAAACGCTCCGTACGAAGAACAACTTGATGATGAAGGTAAGCCAACTGGCAATACTGTTTTCAAGTTTAAAAGAAAAGCACAAATAATATCTGCTGATGGAAAAGTCATTCCATTTAAAGTAGCATTGTTTGATAGCTCCGGTAAACCTTTAATTGATGCTAACGTTTGGTCTGGAAGTGAGATGAAAGTTAGTGCTGAGTTAGTACACTGGTTCACTGCAATGGCAGGCGCAGGCGTAAGTCTGAGATTAAGAGCAGTACAAATAACTAAGCTAGTTGAAGGTGGTGCCGGTAATGCTGAAGGCTACGGCTTTGATAAAGTAGAAGGTGGCTATACAGCAACAGAAAGTGTGAACAATGTGGTACAAGAAGAAACCGCAGAAGCTGACTTCTAATCAAGTTGGTTTAAAATACGGCTTTAGGTCAGGCTTAGAAGAAGCAATTGCTTCTGAGCTTGACACTAAAAAAGTTAAGTATGAGTTTGAACAATCTAAACTTAACTATACAAAGCCGCAAAAAGTTCACACTTATACCCCTGACTTTTATCTAACTGGGTCTGACATTTACATTGAGACTAAAGGTTACTTTACTTCTCAAGACCGTCAGAAAATGCGTCTTATAAAAGAACAGCATCCTCAGTTAGATATTAGATTTATATTTTCTAATTCCAAAACAAGAATAAGTAAAAAATCAAAAACAACATATGGCATGTGGTGTGATAAGTATGGATTTAAATACGCAGACAAACATGTTCCAACGGAGTGGTTATGAGTAACATAAGAAAAGAAACAAAGTACATTGTTGTTCACTCAAGTAATACAAATCCAAAACAAAATTTAGATGTTAAAGATTTAGACAAGCAACATAGAAAAGAGGGTTTATTCTCATGTGCGTTCCATAAAATAATCAAAAGAGACGGTTCTATTCAGGATGGTCGTGATATTATGATAGCAGGCGCACACATTGAAACAGATGTTAACTTGTCTAATAAAAATTCTATTGGCATTTGTCTAATTGGCGGACAAAATGCTGATGGACAACCTGATTGTAATTTTACTTTCAAACAATACCAAAGTTTAGTTAAACTGGTAGATGTTTTAAAAGACAGTTATGGTGAGGTTGAGATTGTTGGTCATAGAGATGTGACTAGCTCCTCGTGTCCGCAATTTGATGTAAAAGAATTGCTGACATAGTTTGTTTGTGCCTACTGGGTAGAAATATCCAGTAGGTTTTTATTAACCCAAATATTAAGGCAAAAAATTTTATGGAAAATACTGATAGTACGTTTTTATATCATTCAGCATGTGATGAGTGTGGCTCTTCAGATGCTAATTCGGTATATGATGATGGACATACCTATTGTTTTTCATGTAACACACACAAACAAGGAGAAAAAGAAATGCAAACAAACGTAAAAGAAAAATGTAAAGATTTTATAACAGGTACTGTATCTGCTTTGTCTAAAAGAAACATTGACTTTGATACAGCACAGAAATTTAATTATCAAACTGGCGCATGGTTTGGAAGACCTTGTCAGATTGCAAACTACTATGATAAAGACAAACAATTAGTAGCACAAAAACTAAGATACCCTGATAAAACATTTCAGTGGTTAGGTGATGCAAAAAAAGCAACACTATTCGGACAGCACTTATGGAGAGAAGGCGGACGAATGTGTATTGTTACAGAAGGCGAGATAGATGCCTTATCAATTTCCAGAACTAATCAAAATAAATTTCCCGTAGTAAGTATTAAGACAGGTGCACAAGGCGCTAAAAAAGATATACAAAAAGAATTAGAGTGGCTTGAAAAATTTGAGAGTGTGGTACTTTGTTTTGACCAAGACGAGTACGGAGAAAAAGCTGCTATTGAATGTGCAAAATTATTTACACCAAACAAAGCTAAGATTTGTACAATGCCATTAAAAGATGCAAACGAAATGTTACTTGCAAACAAAGTAAGAGAGTTAACAGATTGTATATGGTCAAGTAAACCATACAGACCTGATGGTATTGTAGTTGGAAAAGAATTATGGAATGAAATACAAAAAGAAGATGAGTATGTAACAGTTCCATATCCATTTGAATGTTTAAATGTTAAAACACATGGACTACGTAAAGGTGAGCTTGTTACTATCACTGCCGGAAGTGGTGTTGGTAAATCTAGTTTTTGTAGACACGTAGCATTAAACTTATTAAAAAATAATTACACCGTAGGTTACATTGCATTAGAAGAAAGTATTAAACGTAGTGCACTTGGTATCATGGGTGTTGAATTACAAAAACCATTACACTTAACAAGAGAGGGTATCAGTGAAGAAGACTTACTTAAGACGTTTAACAATACTGTGGGCAGTGGCAACTTTTATCTTTACAATCATTTTGGTTCAACAGTTGCAGATAACTTGCTCTCTAAAATAAGATACATGGCTAAAGCCTGTAATGTAGACTATGTAATACTAGACCATTTACATATGGCTTTGTCTGCATTAGGTGATGCCAATACAAATGATGAACGTAAACTTATAGATTATTTTGTATCAAAACTTAGAACGCTAGTAGAAGAAACTGGTATTGGTTTAATACTTGTTTCACATTTATCACGTACTAAAGATGGTAACAAAGGTTATGAAGATGGAGTACAAGTATCTATGAATAGTTTAAGAGGCAGTCAAAGTATTGCTCAGTTAAGTGACATGGTATTAGCCTTGTCCAGAGACTTACAAGCTGAAGATAACATTGCACAAGTTAATGTTTTAAAAAATAGATTTAGTGGTGAGACTGGAAAAGCTTGTAGTTTAAGATATGATTTAGACACAGGTTGTTTAACTGAAGTACAATCGGAGACTGTTAATGACTTCTAAATTAACTGTTAGAAAAAGAAAAACAAAACAAGACACTGTGTCTTGGACATTTTATGTTTTATCTGCTGTTAAAAAAGCAAAAGAAAGTTCAACACCTGTAGTATTACATGTTGCTAAAGATAGCTCAGCATCCTTATTACAAGATGCATTGATGGCACTTGCTATGAATGGTGAAGATGCAGCATGGAACGTAGATATAAAAATACACAAACACATACATTAATTATGAAACTACCTACAATAACTAAAAAGACATTAGACGCTAAATTTGTTTTATGTCATTGGCTTGATATAAACTCTGATGCTTCGTGGATGTCATTAGAAAAAGCAAAAACAAGTACACCAACTATTTGTGTGAGCACTGGTTGGTTAATAAAACAAGATAAGAATGTACACATTTTATGTGGTGACATAAACTTTGAAGATGATGGTACACTAGGTGACGTTGGTAATGTAACTGTTATACCAACTATTAATGTTATTAAAAAGAAAGTATTAAAAATATGAGATACATATTTGATATAGAAACTGATGGATTTCTTGACGTCTGTACTAAAATACATTGTTTAGTTTTAAAAGATGTAGACACTAATAAGTTTTTGTCTTTATCAGTTGATGAAGCATTAGATAAATTATCTACAGCAAAAGAAATTATAGGACACAACATTATAAAATTTGATTTGCCTGTAATAAAAAAATTATATCCTACCTTTAAAACTGAGGCAAAAATTTTTGACACACTTGTAGCAACAAGATTGTTATTTCCAGATGTAAAAGAAAAAGATTTTCAACGTAAAGATTTTCCAAAAGATTGTATAGGAAGACACAGTTTAAAAGCATGGGGTAATAGAATAGGCAATTACAAAGCACAGTTTGATACAGACTGGCAAACTTTCACACCTGAGATGCTAGAGTATTGTAAACAAGATGTAGAAGTAACGTATAATCTTCACAAAATGATACATGAAGATATGAAATATTCTCAGCAAGCTATGGACTTAGAGCACTCTGTAGCACAATTAATTTATAATCAAGAAGTTCATGGTTTTAGTTTTAATACTGAAGAAGCTAGAAAACTTTATTCAGAATTAAATGGTAGACGAATGGAAATAGAATACAAGCTACAAGTTATGTTTCCACCTGAAAAAGAACACATACCTTTTATACCTAAAGTAAATAACAAAGCTAGAGGATATGTTAAGGGTGAAGTATTTTACAAAGAAAAAACTATTATCTTTAATCCATCTAGTAGACAACATATTGCAGATAGATTAATTAAAATACATGGATGGAAACCTAAAGTTTATACTGATGATGGTAAGCCTAAGTTAGATGAAACTATTTTAGAAAGTTTACCATACCCTGAAGCTAAAATATTATGTGAGCATTTTCTATTAGATAAAAGAATTGGTCAGTTAGCTACTGGCGCTCAAGCTTGGTTAAAGCATGAGAAGAATAATAAAATACATGGTACTTGCAATACTAACTCAACAGTAACTGCAAGAGCAACACACTCGTACCCAAACATGGCACAAATTCCAAGTGTCGGTGTGCAATATGGTAAAGAGTGTAGAGCATTATTCACGGTTCCAACTGGTAAAAAACTTGTAGGCATTGATGTCTCAGGTTTAGAGGTGAGAATGTTGGCTCACTACATGGCTAAGTACGATAACGGCAACTATGCTAAAGTTGTTTTAGATGGTGATATACACTCTGAAACAAAAACATTAGCAGGGTTAGATAGCAGAGACTTAGCCAAGCGTTTTTACTACTGTTTTCTTTACGGTGGTGGTGTTAAAAAGATTGCAGCAGTTACAAATAAAACTGTAGCAGAAGCATCTAAGATAAAGAAACGTTTTTTAAATAACTTACCTGCATTAAACAAACTAATTGAAAATGTACAGCAAGCAGCTGAACGTGGTTACTTAGTAGGTCTTGATAAGAGACGTGTTAAAGTACGTTCAAGCCATGCTGCATTAAACACGTTGCTTCAATCGTCCGGAGCCTTAGTGTGTAAGCAGTGGTTAGTAGAGTTTGATAAAGTGATTAAGAAAATACCTGAAGCACATCAAGTAGTGTGGGTACATGATGAAATACAAGTAGAGTGTCTTGAAAAAGATGCTGAGCAAGTTGGGCAATTAGCCGTAAAAGCAATAGAAGACACTGGTAAGTATTTTGATTTAAGACTTCCGCTAACTGGTGAATACAAGATAGGAGATAACTGGAGTGAAACACACTAAAGCACAACCTCACTTTGATAAAGATTTAAAGTTTGGACAACAATACGAGAATGAGTTCCAAGAAGCAGTAGAAGGTAAGATAGAATGTAAGACTGATAGGCTGTGTCAGAAAACAGGTAACGTTTATATTGAAACAGAAAGTAGAGGTAAACCTTCTGGTATTAATACAACACAGTCAAGAAACTATGCTATTTGTTTATGGACACAAGACAGGACTGACCAAGTTTGGGTTTTGTTACCAACAGCACACCTTAAAAAACTTATGGTTAAGTACCCTATTAAGAAGGGTGGTGACAACTGGACAAGTAAAGGACACATAATTCCTAAAGAAGATTTATTAACATTTGACATATAGGAGAAACATGAAACTAAAAAGAGTACTTTTAATTGATGGTGATATTTTATTATATAAGATAGCACTTAATAATGAAGTAGAAACAAACTGGGGTGACGGTTTATGGACACTACACTGTGATGAAGCTTTATGTAAAGCTGACGTAGATTCAGTTATAGATGACTTAGGTGCTAGTTTACAAGCTGATGACTATGTTATTGCATTAACAGACAGTAGCAATTTTAGAAAAGATGTATTGCCTTCATACAAAAGCAATAGAAAAGACAAGCGTAAACCAATTACATTAAAAGCTTTAAGAGAATATGTATTAGAAAAACATAACGGAGTTGTATGGAAGAACTTAGAAGCAGATGATGTTATGGGTATTATGTCTACAGAGCCTGTAGATGAAGAGCGTATTGTTGTTAGTATAGACAAAGATTTACGAACCGTACCTTGTAAACTATCACAAGATGCTATGAATATAGAACAAATATCACAACGAATGGCTGACTATTGGTTTATGATACAGACTTTGACCGGAGATAAAGTTGACGGGTATGACGGCATAGAAGGTGTCGGAATTAAGACTGCTGAGAAGCTGATTAAGAAATATACTAACGTTCCCCTTTTAGACCTATGGAAGATAGTCAAAAAGATTTACGTAGATAAAGGATATACAGAGGCTGAAGCTCTTCAACAAGCTAGAGTTGCACGTATACTAAGACATGGTGATTACAATAAGAAAACAGGAGAAGTAAAATTATGGACAATATAAAAAAACCGTTACACTATAATAAAGGTGGCATAGAACCTATAGATTATATTATACAAAACAACCTTACGTATTGCGAAGGCAACGTTGTAAAGTATATTTCTAGGTGGAGATACAAGGGACATGGCATTGAAGACTTAAAGAAAGCTAAACAATATATTGATTTTATTATAGAAAAAGAAGGACAACCAAGAGTAACGGAAACAAAAGAATGATAGATTACGAAAGAGATAATTTACTTACTGATTTTGGTAAGACAACATTAAAAGATAGGTATTTATTACCAGAAGAAACATCACCTCAAGAAGGTTTTATGAGAGCAGCAAAAGCTTTTTCTGATAATGATGAGATGGCACAGCGTATATATGATTATGCATCTAAACTTTGGTTCATGTATTCTACGCCTGTTTTGTCTAATGCCGGCAGTAAAAGAGGTATGCCTATTTCATGTTTCTTAAATTATGTAGGTGATAGTAGAGAAGGATTGACAGGACACTACACAGAGAACGCTTGGCTTGCTTCTGTTGGTGGTGGTATCGGTGGGTACTGGGGTGACGTACGAAGTGATGGCACACAAACTTCTGGTGGTTCACAGTCTTCTGGTTCAATACCTTTTTTACACGTAGTTGACAGTGAGATACTTGCGTTCTCTCAAGGTAAAACAAGACGTGGTAGTTATGCAGCATACATGGATATATCACATCCAGAGATAATAGAATTTTTAGAAATGAGAAAACCTAGTGGTGGTGACGTACATAGAAAATGTCTTAACTTACATCATGGTGTAAACATATCTGATGAGTTTATGCATTTAATAGATAACTGCATTAAAGAACCTACGTTTGATGACACTTGGAATTTAATTGACCCGCACACTAAAAAAATAGTACGGACTGTTTCAGCTAGAGATTTGTGGTTAAAAATATTAGAGACAAGAGTTGCCACTGGTGAGCCTTATGTTTCATTTATTGATACAGTAAATGATGCACTGCCTGAAACACAAAAGAAACTAGGACTAAAAGTTAATCATTCTAATTTATGTACAGAGATAACACTAGCTACTGATGAAAACAGAACAGCTGTTTGTTGTTTGTCTTCTGTTAACTTAGAAAAGTATGATGAGTGGAAGAACAACAGTTTATTTATACCTGACTTAGTTAGGTTCTTAGATAATGTGCTACAATATTTTATTGACAAAGCACCTGATGAATTGTTTAGAGCTAAGTTTAGCGCAAACAGTGAAAGAAGTTTAGGTTTAGGTGCTATGGGTTTTCACGCATACTTACAATCAAGAGGTATAGCGTTTGAAGGTGCACTTGCTAAATCATTAAACATGAAAATATTTAAAAGTATTAAAGAGCAAGCTGTAGAAGAAAGTAAAAGACTAGCAGTAAAAAGAGGTGAAGCTCCAGACATGGAAGGAACCGGTATGCGTAATGCACACTTGTTAGCTATTGCACCTAATGCTTCTAGTTCTATTATTTGTGGTACAACATCACCATCAATAGAACCATACAGAGCTAATGCTTATGTGCAAAAAACAATGTCAGGTTCTTTTCTAGTTAAGAATAAATACTTAGAAAAATTATTAAATAAAAAAGGTATTAACAATGAAGAAACATGGACTTCTATTTTAGCAAACAGAGGTTCAGTATTACATTTAGATGCTCTTTCTGATAATGAAAAAGATATATTTAAAACAGCAATAGAAATAAATCAACAATGGATAGTTGAGCATGCAGCAGACAGACAGAAACATATTTGTCAAGGACAATCAGTCAATGTATTTGTACCTGCTGATGTAAACATTAAAGAATTACATGACATGCATATGTTGGCTTGGAAGAAAAAGTTAAAGACTTTGTATTATTGTCGTTCAGAAGCAATTAAACGTGCTGAGTTAGTATCAAAAAAAGTAGAAAGAACAATCATACCTGAAGCAGATTGTTTAGCTTGTGAGGGATAATGACAGACAGTAGTTTATTTGATGGTGTTAATTATAAATCATTAAAAAAGAAAAAGAGAAAACAAAAAAAGAAAGAAAAACAATCTGTGCTATGGACAGTATATCATACTATCTTAGCCATAGAATTATTAATCATAATTATTATAGAAGGAGTAGAATTATATCATGGGTTTTAATAGTTATAAAATAAGAGACGGAAAACATATTCCAACTGAAAAATATAAAGAAAACTGGGACAGTATATTTGGTAAAGATAAAACTAAAGAAGAGTTACCAAAAGAAGAAGAAGATTATATTAAGGAGTTAGAAAAAAAGATATGAGTTTATTTGACAAACGAACTTACTACAAGCCATTTGATTATGGGTGGGCTTTTGAAGCTTACGACATGCAACAAAAAATGCATTGGCTTCCAAGCGAGGTACCATTACACGAGGATGTAAGAGACTGGAATGAAAGATTAACAGTAGAAGAAAAAAACTTAATAGGACAAATATTAAAGTTCTTTACACAAGGTGATGTAGATATAGCACAAGCTTATTTAGATAAATATATACCTAAATTTAAAGCACCGGAAGTTAGAATGATGTTGTCTTCTATAGCAACAAGTGAAGCTAATCATGCACATAGTTATTCATTATTAAATGATACTATTGGTTTGCCTGATAAAGAATACAAAGCATTTCAAGAATACAAAGAGATGGCTGATAAACATGAATACTTGTTTACATCTAAAGGTAAAGGACTAGAAGGTATGGCTAGAGAGATAGCTTGTTTTTCTGCATTTGGTGAAGGCTTACAGTTGTTTGCATCATTTGTTATGCTTCTTAACTTTCAAAGATATGGACGTATGAAGGGAATGTGTCAGATTGTAACTTGGTCTATTAGAGATGAGACACACCATGTTGAAAGCATGATTAAATTGTTTCATCAATTAATAAAAGAAAACCCAAATATTTGGACAGAAAAATTTAAAGCAAGTATCTATCAAACATGTAGAGATATGGTAGACTTAGAAGATAAGTTTATTGATTTGGCTTTTGCTATGGGTGGTATCAGAGGATTAAAAGCAGAAGAAGTTAAACAATATATTAGATACATTGCTGACAGAAGACTGTTACAATTGTCATTAAAACCTAATTATGGTGTAAAAGATAACCCATTAGGTTGGTTAGACTGGGTGTTAAATGGTGTAGAACATGCTAATTTCTTTGAGAATAGAGCTACAGAATATAACAAAGGAACTATAACAGGAAACTTGTGGGACTAAAGTGCCCTTTTTAGAAGAAAACAATATGATTGACCAAGAAGATTTAGTTTTACCTGCAACAGTAGACGAATTAGTTAAACTTTTAAACAAAGTTTATCCTGAAAAGTCTGCTGTTTTAACAGATAATCCTAATAAGATATACTTTGAAGCAGGTCAACGTGATGTTGTCAAGTTTATTAACATGTTAAAAGAGAGGACAGAGAAGTAATTATGTGTATGTCAAAGCCTAAAGCACCTCAGATTGTGCAAGCTCCTGCACCTATTCCACCGTCAGCGCCTATTGAAGAAGATAAAGCGCCTACAGTAGAAACAGCAGTAGATATGGACACAGATTTAGAATTGAAGAAAAAGAAAAAAGTTGGAACTACAGCTTTACAAACATCTTCTGGTCTAAACATACCCACTACATCCGGTTTAAATATAACTTAATATTATGCATTATAATAATATGTTACAACAAAGCGCTAAAGAGCGATACGAAACATTAAGACAACACAGAGAACACTTTTTAGATAGAGGACAAGAGTGTAGTGAATTAACTATACCTTCACTTTTACCACCAGACGGCTTTCATTCTTCTACAGATTTATATAATCCATTTCAATCCGTTGGCGCAAGAGGCGTTAACAACTTAGCAAGTAAACTTCTTTTACTTTTGCTTCCACCCAATTCCCCATTTTTTAGATTATCAGTATCAGGTAACGCTAAAAGAGATTTAGACCAACAAAAAGAAATTAAGTCTGAAGTAGAAAAATCTTTAGCAACTATTGAAAGAGAAGTCTCAAGTAAAATAGAACAACTTGCATTAAGAGTTAGTGTGTTTGAAGCATTAAAACATTTAATTGTAGCAGGTAATGTCTTAACTTACTTACCTAAAAAAGGAACTATGAGAGTATTTCCTTTAACAAATTTTGTATGTAAAAGAGATGCTTCAGGTAACATTGTAGAAATAGTTATTGAAGAAACTATTCATCCAACATATTTAGATGGCGACACATTAGAAAGAATTTCACAGTTTGAAGACTACAAACCAGATGAAGAGTGTGAACTTTACACACACATTTACAAATTAAACGATAAAGAATTTTACACTTGTCAAGAAGTAAAAGGTGTTAAGATTGAAAGCTCACAAGGTACATACCCTATAGACAGTCTACCATACCAAGCATTAAGAATGGTAAGAGTAGACAATGAAGATTATGGGCGTGGTTATGTAGAAGAGTTTTTAGGTGATTTAAAATCATTAGAAGGATTATCTCAATCACTTGTAGAAAGTGCAGCTGCATCTTCTAAAGTAGTATTTATGGTAAGACCTAATTCTGTTACTAGAAAAAAAGATTTAGCTAATACTAGAAACGGTGACATAATTACTGGTAGTGGTGATGATGTAGCAGTATTACAAGCACAAAAACAATATGACTTACAAGTCGTAGAGAGAAGTATTGCTAAGTTAGAAGAAAGATTATCGTATGCTTTCTTATTAAATACAGCTATACAAAGAGATGCTGAAAGAGTAACAGCACAAGAAATTAGATACATGGCTCAACAATTAGAAACTGCTATGGGTGGTATATATTCATTACTATCACAAGAGTTTCAATTACCTTTGGTGACCATATTAATGAAACGTATGTCTCAAGCAAATGAGATACCTTCATTACCTAAAAATTCTGTTAAGCCTACAATTATTACAGGTGTAGAAGCTTTAGGTAGAGGAAATGATTTACAAAAATTAAGAGAATTTGTTGCTGAGATTGCAAACTTAGCACAAGTAAATCCTGCTGTAGTACAAAGTTTAAATGCTCAGGATTTAATTAAACGTATTGCTACTGGTTTAGGTATTGATACGGAAGGTCTTGTTAAGTCTGATGAAGAACTTGCACAAGAACAATCAGCTCAAGAAGATGCTATGCAAAATCAACAGATGATGCAAATGGCAGAGAAGGCTATAGCACCCGCAGTACAAGGTGCTATGAAACAATCACAAGAAGGATAATTAGATGGTAGATAAAGTAGAAATACAGGAAGAAGAAACTGGTATTGAACAACCAGTAGAACAAACAAACGAGACACAGTCGGCACAAAGTAAACCTGAAGGCTTGCCTGAAAAATTCAACAGTGTTGAAGATTTAGCAAAGTCATATGCAGAGTTAGAAAAGAAACTTGGTGGACAATCTCAAGAAACAAAAGACGAAGTAGACCCAGTTGCTAAAGCAACACCTAAGTCTGATAATAATTTAGAAATAGCTGAGAAAGCTGTTACTGATGCAGGTTTAGATATGTCTTCTTTACAAGCAGAGTATGCTGAAAAAGGTGAGTTAGATACAAAGTCTTATGAAGCTTTAGAAAAAGCAGGCATATCAAAAGAATATGTGGATAGTTACATTGCAGGTCAAGAAGCTATTGCTAAAACACAAGCAGATGAAATTAAATCTACTGTTGGTGGTGATGACACATATCA